TCATCTACAGATACAAATAAAATTTGTGTACATACGAAAAAGGCCGCACCAGACTCTGGTACGGCGTATTTTCGTTTTGTGTCAATGACTACTTGGTCTTCTTGGCCTTCGTGGGCTTGGAAGCCTTCACGAGTTCCTTCTTGGCAGCCTTGAGTTCCTTGAGGGAAGCCTTCCACTTGTTGAGGCGTTCGTCCTTGGTCACGGGCTTCTTGAGCTGCTTGAGCAAGGTGGAACGACGACCGATCTGGCCTTCGAGCTTGGCGATGGCTTCCTCGGTACGTTCGAGCTGGCTCTTGCGAGGCTTGCGTTCCTTCTTAGCCTTGGGAGCTTCCTTAGTTTCCTTGACTTCCTGGGCAGCTTCGAGCTCGGCAATCGGCTTGGATTCGCATTCGACCGTCTTGCAGTTAGCCCACGGATTTTCGATTGGTTCCACGGCAACCGTGTTGGTATCGGTCATCACTAGAGAAGGCGGTTCAACAAGCTTCGGCTCGTCTTCGACGATCGTAGTTTCCTTGTCGATTTCAGTCACAGGAACGTCCGGGTCTTTCAAGGGTACCTCGGACTTTTCGGTTTCAGCCCACACGGCAGAAATGTCCGCTTCTTCCTTCTTGGACTTGCGCAAGCAAGCAATCCAGATCACGAACACGATGATGGTCACAACGACCGCAGCGATAGCAAATGTCATTTTTGACTCCTTTTAATTTAGCGCTAACGGTAATAAAATTATATCACATTAGCGCAAAACGGAACTAGGACGCCTTGAAGTTGTATTCCGGCTTGATGACAGTGTCTACCGTGCAGAGGTCGCCGATGTTGTCAAGAATCGCTTGCACCGGCTTGTACGCCATCGGACTCTCGTCGATCGTGCTAGTACGTACCGATGTCGAATAGATGCCTTCCATGGCGGCCTTGAAGTCTTCCATGGACAGCTTCGCCTTCGCATCGCCACGGCTCAGTACTCGACCAGCACCGTGCGGCCCGGAGAAGTTCGCTGCAGCGTTGCCCTTGCCAGTAACGATCAATGAACCGTCTCGCATATTCATCGGAATGATAGCACGCTCGCCGTCTTGCAACGAGATAGCGCCCTTTCTGATAATCTTGTGCTCCACGTCGACGTAATTGTGCAACGTCGTGAACTCTTCCATGATGTAACGGCGCTTGATGTCCATTCCGTCCAAGATTTCCTGGAGCATCGCCTTGCGGCTCCAGTAGGAAAACTCGGCACAGATGTTCATGTCGTTCAAGTAGTCATCGGTATCGGAACCTTCCAGCCAAGCGAGGTTGGACGGATACTGGGTCTCGTCGCCAGTCTCCTTGCGGTTGCGCAAGTAGCGGTCGATAGCTCGCTGCTGGTGGAACTTGCACACGACCTGTCCCAAGTAGCGAGAACCAGAATGAATCACGATGTAGTGGTCGCCAGCCTCGTCGACATCCACCTCGATGAAGTGGTTCCCGCCGCCAAGTGAACCTACGCTGTACAACAGCTTGTTACGGTCTGTATCAGCAATCAAGCCAGACAGATCAACGTTCTTCGCAAACTTGTGCAAGGTCTTACGATGGTTCATTCCAGACGGAATGTTCAATCGAATGAGCTTGTCCAGTCGCTCGTAGTTGAAGTTGTAATCTTGAGATACCTTGCATACCAGCATACCGCAAGCCACGTCAACACCGACCAAGTTCGGCACGATCGTATCGGTCACAGTCTGTGTGTAACCTACCACGCACCCAACTCCGGCATGTACGTCGGGCATGATAGCAATCTTGCTACCCTTCATGCACGGCACCGACAACAACTGGACGATCTGTCCATAAGACGCACTGTCCAACTTATCATATCCGGCCACATACACGTCAGCCGAGCAATACTTTCCATCAATAGTAATCATAAATTTTATCCTTTTTTCGTATTTATATAAACTACATTAGCTATGGCAAAAAAGAAACAGACACAGAACGAGCTCGAAGAGCAAGTAGAAACCGAAATTCCGTCAGTTGAACCGGAAGTGAAGGCTGCTGAGGTAGTCAAGCCCAAGGAAGCCCCAGTACCGGAAGCTCCGAAGCCGTCTACTCCCAAGAAGCGTATCAGAATCCGCAAAAAGGCGACGAAAAAGCTTTCCGCCGCCATCATTTGCATGGATCCGTCTATTCAGCGCTTTATTTAGCTATTCTGAAAGACTTGCGGAATAACTTCGCCGTCGTCATTATTATCGGCGGCATTTTCTTGTTCTTCTTTTACTTGGTCGCCGTACAGGTTGAAGTACTCGATCTGGTCTAGCGAGATTTCTAGCGGAGTGATCACTTCCTTTCCATCTTCATCCGGTTCGGTATGCTTGAGGTACAAGTCGTCGAAACGCTTGTCGCCGTCAAGAGGCTGCTTCTCGAACACGAGATTTGCCTCAAGGTACTTTTCCATATACTTTTCGCCAGTGATCGGATCCTTCAGCTTCTTCGACTTGATGTTGGCACCGATGGACTTGAAATGCACCGGAACCACGTCGTCGTAGATCTTGAGGTTCATGCAGATGCCGTACTCGTCGAGCGCATGGAAGCGCTTCGTGTTCGGGTCGTCGGCAACGTTGCGGAGAACTTGGATATTGGAAATGGGATCAGTCGCCTTTCCCCAGCTTGCAAGGGCTTCGAAGATATCGTTGATTTCATCAGTGTTGCTGCACTTGATGTTCATACGCTTGAATATTAAGCCCTTGCGCACTTCGGTGGAGTGCTTCATGATGATGCCGTTAAGCGAGAATGACAGTTTTGACATAGTATTATCCTCAATTTTCAGCATAATATAGCAATTACATGATAAACTTGCAAGTACGAGGATATTTACATGGCCGACTTGGTAAAACAACTACTAGAATCACACTCATCTGCATTCAACGGAGCCGTTGAAGCACTGTTCAATTCGCTGTTCGAAGCCGCCGGGCCGGTATCAGTCAACTCACACGACGCAGTTGAAATGCTGCAGAACAAGGTCGGCGAGAACGTCAACAAGACCAAGGACGGTACGCAAATTGTAGGACTTGCCGCACAAGCCGGAATGGGCGACGAACCGCTTCCAAACGAGATGGATCAGATCGTCAACTCGGTCAACAACGACATGGCGCAGAACGTGGACTTGCCGGACTTGCCTACCGAAGAAAATCTTCCCAACTTGCCGGATAACGGAGGCCCTGAAGCAATGGATGACGGCATGGGCGGTGAAGAATTATCCAACGACATTCCAGATTTCGACGCTACTCAAGAAAATATAGACAATAACCCACCGCCGCCTCCGCCAGACGACATTGACATACCAGAGACGGATGGCCTAGGCGAAATGGACGACGATCCGGCAGCAACGGAAACTCCGCCAGAAGGATAACAAGAAAGCGACCGAACGGTCGCCTTTCTTATATCTGCACGTGATACTTTGCGTGCTTGGCCTTTTCCTTTCGCTTCTCGGCCTTGACGATTGCTCGTACTTCGTCCTCGGCCTCCTTCTCACGGTTATGGATTCGCTTCATGAGAGCCTTACGAACGTCCTTGTTGTATTCGAGACGTTTCGGAGATACGTTACCTTCCTTGATGAACTTTCCAATGTTTCCGATAACCTTGGACACCTTGATTTCTTCGTCGTTCATCACGTTCAATGCGTTGATACGTGCGGTCGTGTTTTCACGGGCCGTCTTCACGGTAGCGTCAATACGATCCCATATTCCGTATAGGCTGTCGAAGTGTCCCTTGATGTAGGCGTTCAGTCCAGCCGGAGACATCGGCGACTGGTTGACTTGTCCTTCCGGAACCCAGCGGTCGGCCTTCCAAGACTTTCCCTCGACGTGTACTGGGACGATCTTGAGTCGACCGTCGGCATTGACTTGTACAAGAGTCATGTGTTCCGCATTTGCAGCCCAGTTGATGCACTTACGCTTCTGCACGCCGTGGTCTGAATATCCGAGGCTGACGGTTTCCTTGCACTGGAACACCACGCCCCAGTAGTAGTCCTTCGTATCGTGCGGCTGCAGTTCAGCAAGCTTGACCGTATAGATGTAGCCGTTACGACGGCCACCCACTTCTTCTGTCTTTGAGTTGGTGTCGACCTTCCAGAACGTATTGATGTTCGGCAGACCGTGATACACTTGTGTTTCACAGATAGTGCGAGCGTCAAGTTCGGACTGCATCAGTTCGATATACCAGACATCTTCCGGTTCCTCGATAGGGTCTTTAGTGTGATAGAAAAGGTTGAGCGTACCGTTCACAAAGTTGATCCAGTCCTCGTCCTCGCACTGGAAGTCGAACTTGCCGAACCATTCTGCGTACTTCTTTTGGGCTGCGGTAGGAAGCTCGATGACACGAGAATACTTATCGAAGTCATGCGGGTTGAAACCGTCGTCGCGGCACTTGTTCATAATCCAGAAGTCCAGGATGATGTCCTTGTGCGCATCCCACGTTATACCAGCATTGACATAGTTGATAAGACGGATTCCCGCAAGTTTCTTCGCTTTCATGCAATAACCTCGCTATGACATCAGTTTATCCGTTTTATTTATTCGAAAACCGATAAACTATGTGTAAAGTTCATTAATATAGGTACCTCATGTTTGAACTATTCGATTTACCCAACGAGAAGGAACTCGCACAGATCATGCTCGAAGGCGCAAAGAAGGCCAAGAGCGAGACCAATGCAGTTGACACCAAGACTATCTTCCCGTTCTGGGAACCTCCCGGTTCCGCAAAGAAGAACGTAGTGTCACCGGACAAGACTGGCGCTGTCAAGGTGAAGCCAGCCGACTTCAAGGCAATCGACACTGCAACCGCATGGAAAGACTTCCTCGACAAGCTTCCTAAGAAGACCACCAATGCTACCAAGGATTCTGGCAGCTTCGGAACCGTCGTTGTCAACAACGGCAAGTCCGTTCCGAAGCCGGATGACCTCATCGGCAAGGTGAAGGCTCTCAAGGAAACACAAGTCACCGACATGTCCGGCAAGACAAAGTCAACGACCGAAGAACTCGGCTTGTTCAAGGAACTTGTAAAGTCCAATGCAGCAGAACCGAACAAGGACAAGCTCGTTGGTATCGTGAAGCCGAAGACTGACCTCGGCAAGATCGCCAAGAAGCCGAAGTTCGACATCGACGCAAGCGCAACTGTCGAAGTGAAGAACGTTATCCCGGCCATCAAGCAGTTCGTCAACAAGATGACACCAGACAAGACTGGTGCAGTGAAGGTGAAACCGGCTGTCGGCATCAAGGGCATCAACGGCATCAAGGGTGCCGAGAAGCCTGAGCTCTACGACAACAACACCAAGCCGCAATACGTGACTGTCAAGAACGGACAGAAGGTTCCTACCGCACCGTTCAAGAAGGACACTCGTGTCGACGGTTCCGCAGTGACTGGAGCGAACAAGAAGACCGCCACTGCCATGACTCCGGACAAGACTGGCGTCGTTAAGCAGAAGGGACTCGTAACAGCAAAGCGTGCTTAATATGGCGAAGACCGATCCTTACTACGACGAATATGCCAGAAGGTTGATGAGAAACCCAGTCCCTGTTCATCAGGGGTTTCTCCGCCTTCGCATTTCCGAGCTTCCGGTCAACTACCAGGAGCGTCGTAAGTCGGTGACCGAGCCGTATACAACCGATGCCCAAGAGACGATCAATGCGAACATCAAGGACTGGGTATGTCCCGGACTTAGCTGCTCACTGGCCAAGGAAGGCCACTACAAGTTCGTCACTAGGATTCCCACCCAAGAGGACAACCAGTATGACGACACCATCACGGTGAACATGCTGGCCGACAACAGATGGGAAAACTACTGGGCAATCAACCGATACATGGACGTGGTGCAGAGCGGCCAGACAGACGCCGACCCGGTCAGGGACGTGCGTCACCGTATCTACGGCATCGACCACAGATACCGCAACCGCCTCACTTACATCCAATGGATCGACATGCACTTCGCTGACGACGTTGCCCAAGAGTACATGGTTGTCCGCCTTGAACGCTGCAGATTCGCCGCACTTAGCGCAATGTCGCTCAAGCCGGGTACAATCGAGCCAGCTTCGTTCAACTTGACGATCAACTACGAAATCCGTCGCATCATCCGTATGCCCGACCCTAACGAACTGATGAACGCAATCTGTATTGCAGAAGGCGCTGACTCCTACTACTAGAGGTGATCCATGGATGACAAGAACAAAAACTACCAGCAAGGCACTACTTCTGGGATCGATTCGTCCCATGACGCAATGCTCGCATACTACATGGAGAAGTTCTATGCGGCTGCTCGTGGGCATCTTGTCAACAAGTACCATGTCGGTTTCTGGGGCGAATACGTTTCGGAAGCGCTCCGTATCATGGACAGAAACTCTTTTGCAGACAAGTACAACTTGACGAATGTCAAGACATTCCAGAACACAACGGACTGTTACTTAAAGACTGCGTTCAACCAGTGGGCAGACCTATTCTATGACCGTGATACCAAGGTGCTCAACATGTACTGGGCTGCCAAATCGGTCAAGGTCGGAGAGGCCAAGGCGAAGATAGAACCGAAGACGTCAATAGACACTACGAAGGGAATGAGATATCCTCTGGTGCGTGGAGATGACGGCCCGAAGTCCCTCAGCATCACGGTCGTCGACGATCCGTACATGATGTGGTACCAGTTCTTCAACGCACTGTTCAATGCACAGTTCAGTCCGCTCGTACTCAAGGCTCGCAGCACGTTCCACAAGATCAATATCGCTATCGACTTGTATTCCGAAGCTGGCACGCTGACTCGAAGCAGCAACGGCCAGTACGCTACCGAGCAGTCACCGTACATTACTGACATTGGACTAGCACAGATGTTCGAATTCAATTCTGCAGTATTGGAATCTGCACCAAGCATCAAGATGAGTTACGAAGACGGCAACGCCTATACGTTCGATCTGAAGTTCCAGTATCCGAACGCATTCCAGGGTTCGTTCAAGCAACAGCTGAGGTATCTACGCGACAATACTTGCGACGGCACTGACGTGACAGCAGTTGATGCGAAAAACAAAATGATCCGTAAACGATTCTTTGAAGACGACTACGGAACACTTAAGAAAAATCCGGGCATTTACGAAGCGTTCAACGAGAAGGAATACTATTCCGATTACGGAAATCGATACTTCTCGACGAAATCTAACTAACTACTTGATCATGGTAACAACACGCTGGTTAATATCCAGCGTTTTGTTTTTGCCGTAGAACTTAATCATATCGGCGTATGTATTGTACATCTTGGCGTTGGTGCGGGTCAACGGCAGTTCGGACACGAAGTTGTTGTAAATGGTGTTCAGATGTACGGCACGCAGCTTGTATGCAAGATCACCGATTACATTGACTCCCCAGAACTCTTCTACCAGAGGCGTATAAAAAATTCCGTCACCAGCTGCTGAAATTGCGGACGGAATCTTGACCGGGTCTACTTCCATCTTCACACGGTCGAACATACCGCAAATGTAATTCATGTAGGAGTCGATACGGTTGTCCATGACGACAAGCGTGTCGGTAAATTCCTTATCCATGATAATCTTGCCGCACACCTTGCCGGACACTTCGGTAACATCGATATCGGCAGCAGCAAGCATTTCCGTACAGATTGTCTCGAAGGTCTTCTTTGGCTTGTAGAAAGTCTCCACGAAGTCTCGTGCCAGCAGATCGAACGCATACTCGTAACCGTAGCCGATCATAGTCAGCTTGGACACGTTGATGCCACGCCAGCGGGTCGTACTCAACGCCTTGCCGAACGTATCGACGAAACCCTTCGGCATGTTGTTCTTCATCGCAGTAATCAGCTTGGACGGCGTATTGCCCTTGTCGGCGTAAAGCTTCGCAATCGCATCTTGCTTGAACGATTCGCAGACAGCCTTCCATTCATCCTCGTCCTCAAAGGAATTCTTGTTCAACGGGAAGGCGATAACGCCGTTCTTCGTATTCTTGATCTTCACCTTGTCATATGGAATGTACAAGTGACGAGGGTTGTGATACTTCTCGAACTCAAGGTCGATCGGAGTCAAAATCCGCAACATCTCGACCGTAGACGCACTGACCATGTCACGGTACGTGTCCAAAGGCTCGCCCAGCTTTGCCGTCGCAAGGAAGTGGACAGTTTCACCGTTGAGCTTACGGCGCACAGCCTCAATAACCGAATCAAGGCTATAGCCAATTATGTATGTTTCGTTCGTCATGCCAACTTACCGTCATTCTGAATGAAGGGCAATATGTACTCGTCAAGCCAGCGGGCACCTGGGAACTCGAACAGGATGTCGAGGATACGGCATTTTTCGTCGGCGAACACCACGGCTGGCAGCTTATTCATACCCAAGTCAGTATAGATGAGGTTCTTTAGAGGTTCCGGCTCGATCACTGTACGCACGCAGCGAACCGGATCGTCGAACAGATTGTACTTGTTGAACCAAGCGAACATGTCGCTGAAACTCTGCTTGCATGTCGGACACAGCTTCTGTTCATCGTAGAACAGGAAAACCCACATGACCACACGCTGACGCTTCTTTACGTCCTGGTACGCTTCCATACCGTAATCCAGCAGACGCTGGCTGAGTGGCTTGTACTCTCCGCTGATGAACACGCCGTCACTGCAACAGACTGACATTGGTTTGCCTTTCGAAGTTAACTCTTAAATTACATTTTTATGATCGTGGACGAATCGAACAGCTTTCCAGTGTTCTTTTCGTTGGCGATGAACCAGTTCACGCCGTGACGCTTGCACCATTCGGCGGCAGCTTCCCACTTCGCCAGGTTCACGATAACGTCCATTACCTTCTGGTCATAGTTGGCCTTTCGCTTCTGGTACTTCTCGAAAGCCTTCGCGTCGGAGCCCGGTTTAGGCGGCTGCGGCATCTTCGGCTGGATAGAGTACGAAGTCGGCTTGACCTCTATGAGCCAGCGTGATTTCCTCGGCTGGCCTTCCAGATTGCACTCCAGATAGATATCCGGATGATAGATAGAGACACGTCCATATTTAGGGGACATGTACGGAATCTCGAAAATCTTTGGTTCATACGCCCAGAAAGTGATATTGGGATTCATGTCGCACACGAAGAAGAACTTTCGTTCCCAGTCGGACTTGTAGTAAGGAGCCGGATGATTCGGCATGTACTTTTCCGGGTGAATGAGCGTATACTTGCCTTTATGACAGTCTGTATAGTAGTTATGCCTTGCCATA